GAGCTGCTAGCTGACGTCGGTGGCCTCCTGCGTAGGGACTGCGGTCTCAGTCTCCACAACTTCTAGATCTTCTAACTTTTTCACGAACTCATCAAATGAGACTGAAACTGGGTGACCTTGCTGTTTGCTGGCCTCATAGGCCATGTATGCAAGATCTTCCATCCCGATCCCATTGCTCAGATCTGATGCTCGTCGTTTAAATTTACGCTCCCACGAAATGATCACAAACAGGTTTGTAATTACTCGGTAAGTCTCACCATCGGTGAGTCGGACGCTAAGTGTTAATTTCATGGTTCTCCTAGTCGGGATTGGATCAGTTTACGGATTACGGTGTCGTAATGTCGCGTGCGTAAGTGCCACCCTTGAACACGGCCTCAACGACTGACAGTTCACCGACGGTTGCGTTAATCGGGGTGACGGTCTCAAGGTAGCAACCAGTGAGGGTGTACTCAGGATTCGAAGCAGACTCAGTTGTTCCAGACGGGCTGACAACGATCGTTGAAGCGACACCGAACAAAGTGTTCAAGTATGTTTCAACTTCGGTCGTTCCGTAACCTTGGAACAAAGTCAAGGTCAACTCATTACTGAACAACCCAGCCGTGAACGTACGGGAAGTCTGACCGAAGCTCGTATTTTCCAAAGCCTCGGCGGTCAAAGTCAAAACCGCTGCAGAACAGTTGCTGGTGAGCGCGATTGCTGACGGGCTGGTGACATTGACGGTGGGGTTTGATAGGTAAGTTGTGGGCATTGTTTTGTCCTTTTATCTGCGGCTTGAGCCGATTCTAATTGTGAGGTCGTAAGCAGGTAGATCTTGCGATCCGATCTGAGCAAGCGAAGGCCGTCCAGATACAACTGCGAGAGAAGAGTTCATCAGTTCATCAACGATTCCGAGTATGTACGTCGTAGAGTCGCTGTTGCCGGGTGGCGCGCCCAACACTCGGAGGTCAATCGTGATGTCCGCTGTTTGGTTATTGAACGCAGTGAAAACAGGAAGCTCAATGAAAACAGTAAGCGGTCGAGCGTTGCGAGGATCAGTGACAGGCTTAAGGCCGAGAGCCGTGATCGTTGCTGAGACAGCGTCAATCGCGTCCGTGAAGATGCCCGCCATTTCATGCACACTGCGATCGTTTAATGCCGAGCAACTGGTTGACTCGACCTAAGGTCATGAGCGGTGGTCCTGTCATGTCACCGAACGATGCGTAACTGTCTCCAGTGGTCCCGCGTTCACGGTAGAGCCCTGCGGCGTAAAGCGTGGTTCCTAACAGCACTGAACTGTCAGGGACGGTCGTGAGACTGTCGTGGTAACCAGCCTGAACGCGACGCCTGAAACACCAAGCGTTTGCAGCTGCGACACAAGTAGTGAGAAACGCAGTGTCATTTGCCGTGGCCGACGCGATTCCAAGAAATTCAATTACTGGCGCAGTCGACGACAACCATGTGCAACTCAAAGTCCATGTCAAAGTTCCAAACGGATCGGCAGCAGATCGTTCTAGATCGTCGCCAACATCTTGGAACATTAACTGGTTAACAATAATTTCGTTTTCGTTGTAAAGCAGGTCGCCTGCTTCGTTAACGCCAGCAAACAAGTTGACCGGTACAGCGATCACAATGTGCGTGCCGTTGAGACCGTGACCGAGTCCTGTCAGTGTGATTGTCTGACCGACTGTTATGTCGGTTGCTTCGAGGGTCTGCACCACAGCAACATCGTCTAGACGCTGGTGGTGCGTCACGCTGAATGTGGCCATGGTGCAGTCTCTCTACTTAGTCAGTCGGATCAGGCGAACGTGAACTTGACGAACTTGCTCGGGTCAATCATCAAGGCGGCGAAGTAGCCACGGAACGCAATAGTGCGGCTCAAGGTGGACGGGTTGTCCAACGAGATCGCGCCCTTCTGCTGTTCAAACAGTTCGTAACCAGATGCGTCGCCGACGATACAAGTCGCACTAGCGAAGTTGCGGTCAACAACAACTTGCAGACCAAACGCGTTTCCGTTGACTTGACCGGGTGCAAGATTACCAAATGCGTTCATCGGTCCGATCTGTGGAAATAACGGACGCTTGCTTGAATCTGACAAAGCGATCAAATCTTGCCAAATACCGGGAGCCACAAATAAGTGAGTCGGCAAGTTGCCATTTGACGAAGTGAGAATTGTTGCTGCAGCTTCAGCAATTTCAGCGGCCCAAACTTCAGGCTTGCCAGTGTCGGCAAGAGCGAACGCTTGAGTCGTGGTTGCGCCAGCGACCAAAGTATCGGCTGCATAGTTGTCGGTTGCGTTTGCGTAGATACGGCCCATGTCATCAAGCAAGATTGACAAGATCGCAGGATCGGTCCAATCAAGATCGGCTTCAGAGATGTTTACATAGCCACCGAAAATTTGCTTGGTGACCTGATTCGAACTCACCACGAAAGTGCCTGACTGGTTGCTCATTTCGGCAAGGCTTGCACCAATGCTGGTGTGAGTTGTGACCTCGGGACGAATAAAGATCTTGCCTCCACCCGGCATGGACTTGGCACCAACTGCATCAACGACAGGGCGACGGCCGACGAAGTTGTTGTAAACAGGTCCAAGGATTGGGGTTGGGAGCACACCGGGTGTGTCGCTGGTGACCACGTCGGGAGCTGCGGCGCGAAGTGCTTCGTGCATACGTTCCCAAGCAGTTCCGCCAGCAATGGCAGCACTCAAGTATTCGACAGCGGTCGGCAATTTTGCGTCGCGCTTGACGGCGGTTGCATAGATGGGTTGAGTCGCAACTGCGGCTTCAACGGTTGTGGGTTCTGACATTTCATCCTCCTCGGATGGTGTTGGGGTTGTTTCTGTTGGGGTTTCGGTTTCGTCGGGTTCGCTTTCATCGGGTGATGAGGCTGCGACTGAATAAATTTGCGCGTCGGCGTAGGCTGGTTGAGTGACCACCGATAATTCTACGAACCTAGCCTGAGAGACCTCTAGAGTCCCGTCTGACAGGCGTTTGAACTTGGTGGGGATTGCGCCCACCGAAACGCTGTCTAAAGCGCCGTCGGCGAGCAGTGCGAGAGCGTCATCGGCGGCTCGAGTCGCGCTCAACTTGGCGACGAACAATAAGCCTTCGCTAGTTGACACTCTCTCGGTCACTCGGCCTATAACGCGCGTGTCGTCGTGGTATTCCAAGAGTTTTGGCATCGGGCCGTCCTCGGGCAGTGAGCCCTCAAGAAAGACCACACTTTCGCCGCCACTTAATTGCGCTTTGACATTCCACGGGACAGCAAGGCCCGTTATCTGGCGTGTTGGTTCACCATCAGCGGACGCGTCGAGCGTGATCTGTTGAGCGGTCAATCTAATCATGAATATTCTTCCTCGCGGTTTCCTGAATCAAAAGCGGGTTCGCGCTCAACATTTCCAAGATCGTTTTCGTAGACGTAGTCCGAAACATCAAATTTGACGTAGCGTCCACGCGGCAAAAGTTGGTTCATTGACAAAGTTTGCTCAATGGCGTCCAAATATTGTTTTGTGCCAAACAAGTAAAGATCTTGGCGTGCTTGTTGCGCGTTCTGGTATGTGTAGCCCTGTACGCCGATGCCCAAAAGGTATGCGGGAATTCCAGTGGCCCGAGACAGTTCTAGCGACTGGAATTGACGCGACTCAATCAGTTGCAGTTTGTTCGGGTCACTGGAGAACTCTTTAAAAGTCACGACGCTGTTAAGTGCGCCAATGGCACCAACTTGTCGAGCGTTACGCCAAGCAGCTGCGAGTTCTGAAAGGTCCTCGGCTGACATTGGTTCGGATGCGTCGGTCTGTTGCAACCAACCAGCGGCAATTTCGTTAACAGCGAAACGGTCGGCAGCTTGCTGAAGTTTTAAGGCCGTCATGATTGCCCGGTTGCCTGTGTACAGCAGACCTTGAGTCGGTGCTAAGAATTGCACGACGTCATCGGTTGCAAGTGGATAACCGTTAAATTCGACTTGGTCGGACGGGCCGAACCATTGCGGACCTGCTTGATCCATGGTCGTCACCATTGCGGCGGGTAACCATTGGAACGAAAGCGGGCGTCCTGTGGCTGTGGATCGGCTTGTGATGTACCAGAATCCGCGACCGTGAAGCATCAGGTCCGTGACCAGTTGCGAAAAAATGAAGTTGCGCGTAACCTTGGGGTCGGGCTGATCCATCCACGACTCGTTCTCCAAATAGATCTCTTCGTACTCTTCGCCAGTCCACTGGGTCGTGTAATGCTTCAGTTCTAAACAACCGACCATTGACGCAATCATTTGAATTGAGCGGGCAACAGTGGGAACAGAGAGGGCCAGTTCTTGCGACGCCCCGACGGAGTACGTATAGAACTGACCCACCTGTGCGGCAGAACCTGCTGCAGCCTGTATCGGCGCGGACGCAAACGCGGGGGTTGCGCTTACTTTCTTGCTACCGAAAAGAGCCATCACTTGCGAGTCTCTCACAGATTTTGCGTCTATGTAAGTACCCCTAGCCGAAAGCAAAAGCGGCGCGCGACGACCGTACTGGTTTGGACGCCAGCATGATTCCCCACACTGCGCACCTGGCTAACTCAATCGGTCCGGGTGACTTCTGCGAACTGAGCACGATAGACCCGCCCGTTTTTACGGCCACGGCTCGGGCGAGATGTTCGGCCAGTGCGATGTCGCCAGTGTGGTTGACTCGGTCCTCAACGATCATGGCGCGACAAGCTGCAGTCCATTTGAGCAACTCGGCGTAGCCGACGATTTGCATACGACGACGCAAGTCTGGAGGACAGTGAATTTCTAGCGACGGGGTGACCGCAAGTTTGACGGTTTGGTCGTGCATGATCCGCACAACTTCCTCCCACATTTGTGCAGCCGACTCGACAACGAACGCGACCGACACGATCACGCGTCCGTCATCAAAAGCGGTTGAGATTCCGACGTACCGAGAGTCGTCAACTGATGAGTCAATGGTGAGCCACTGGGTTGCTGGCGCTGGTCTGTCGGATTTGCGGTCGTTCCACAAGTTAATCGGTAGGTACGAGTTGGTGGAATCTACCCAGAGATTCAGGTGGCCTCGGATGAACGCTTGACGATTCGGTGAGTCGTAAGCCAACTCTAGAGCCTTGGCCGTGATCGTCGTCCCTAACGCTGGGTTAGCCCATCCCCAGTGCGACCGATCTTCCAAACTAACCCCGGGCGGAAGTGACCACTCAGCGAAATAGAGCGCAGTTGGTTGACCCGAGTCAATCGCCGCAATGCCCTGTTCTCTAAGTTGCAGGAGGACGGTACTGCCCTGATCGCCCGCTGTGCTGAAAAGCATCATCATGGGATTCTTGACCGCGATCTGTGAAGGCCGTAAAGCCGTGAACACGACCTCGGGACTAATGTCCCAGACTTCGTCCACAAGCAAAACTGACGCAGTCATACCGTGAGCGTGAGCGGACGCGGCAACAACTGAGATGCTCGAACCGTCTGGGAAGTTGATGCGCTCGTCACCGTTCTGCCAACGAACCTTGCAATCAAAGTTTTCAAGGTCGCGGACAACATCCCGAAACAAGGCCATGCTCCGACGCTTTTGGTTAGCCACAATCACGATCGTCTGAGGTTCACGGCGTGCAGCTGCATACTCGGTAGCCATAAACCCAGCCACCGCCCGCATCACAAGACTCTTGCCGTTCTGACGGGCCGTACTAATACAAGCCTCACGAAACACAAAGTCGCCGTCAGCATCCACAGTCAACGCATCGTTACAAATGCGCTTCTGCCATTCCATCAAATCAATATTGAGCACGCGCTTCGCCCAAGCAGTTAGGGAAGGACCAAAACTCTCACCGGGTGGAACAGGCGTCACCAACCTCGGCTCGATACGGCCAGATATGACTGAACTACCGCTGGTTCGGGCTGGTTCCTGCTGGTTCAGGCTAGTTGAGGGTATTTCGGGAT